AAAATCAACACCATACTTTTTATATAAGTCTGTAATACAATAACCATCACTTTTATAATCACCGAAATCTTTATAGTTGTAAATTTCACCATTATATAAACAAATAATACCATCATCCTGAAATGGCTGTTGGGTGATTTCTCCGGTCATACTTAGTAAGTTATGTAAGAATGTAAAGTTATTAACTTCATCCTTTACTATAGAAGTTCCATCTGGTCCTCTAAACTGTAAATAGTAATTAGCATCATCATGATCTTTTATATCTTTATTACTACATAATATACTACACATTATATAATTCCTTATACGTTCTTTCTATCCAATAGTTAGCATCTCTATTCATCGGATTAGGGGGTATCGCATTGAAGTGATAAACCCAACCATTTTTTAAGAAATGTAACTCATCGCTCCACCATTGTTGTGGGTGACAATAAAGTAGATTCTTTCTATACAAATCCTGCAAATTATAACACACAGGCAAAATAGTCATATCTAATTTTTTTTCTTCTCTGTAAAGATTTATGCAAGTTTGATCTGTAGAATTCCACTTTCCAAATACCTTATTTAATTCTGTAATATTTTTGTTATACCAATCTAATAATCCCTTTAGATAGTCTTTATGATTTTTATTAAATATTTGAAATCCGCCGTTTACATATCTCCAAACAGGAAATGTATCTCTATTAAAAAATTTAATACCATATTGAGATATACTTTTATTTACCCATTCATAATCACCATCATTCATTACGCCAGCATACTTACCCTCTGTTTCATTAAAGAAGTTAGGACAATCAGGGTGAACGATTGTATCGGCATCAACAACAAGAACTTGGTCATAATCAATATTATTATTATCTAAAATATCAAACACATAGTAACGTTGCCAAGTTATTCTCATTTGCTTTACAGGTAGAAGCAAATCTTCTAATAATAAAAGTTCACAATTATTTTTATCGCACCAATATTTCCAGCTATTAATACAATAAGAATAATTATCGCTTCTACCATTACCTAAATCTATATTTGGAATAAATACTATATTCTTCACAAAAATTCTACTCCCCATTGTTCGTCTGACAATTGATTAAAAGGATAACCTTTGTGTCCACCTAACCTAAAAAATTCTCGTATACCATGCCAATCCGATTTATCTCTATCAGTATCTTTATTCTTTCTGCTGAAGTAGAATCTAGGTTCTAAGAAGTTGTAACCATTAACACTAAAACTATAGTTTTCAATTAAATCATCATCACCTTGTGCATTAAAGTATCTAAATTTTCCTCTGTTTGGCTCGAATATTTCAACCCCACGCTCTCTAATAAAATTAGTATTTCCATTGAATAATTGTGCTCTAGCCTCTGAGGATATTATTACATCAATGTCATCGTTCTGTCTGATACCCATCAGAGCTAATATACCCGATTGGCAAATTGTAAACTCACCAGCAGGCATTGATATTTCCGACAAACCTCTTATGTTATTAATTAAAGGTTTAACTCTATGTATATTATCACTTTTTCTAGGCTGGTCATATATCTGAGACTTTCTCATATAAAAAGGTATATACTTCTTACCGCTAATCAATCTACCGATCATAGCACAAGCTCTGTGATAACTATGTTTTATAAATCCATTTTCAAATTCTATAGGATTGCTTTTTAAAAATAATTCTAATTCTTTATCAGACATAAGTTCTAAATTTGAATAATATTCTTCCGTCATTTTATCCCAACCTAATTCGTGATGATCACCTACATCTTTTCTAAATTCAGCCACCATACAATTAAAATACTGCCAGTTATCAGGATTTAAATTAGCTTTTTCTTTATCTAAATTTTCTGAATTTGAATAGTATTCTAAAACATCATTTACAGTTCGGAGAGATAAGTCTTTAGTGATAATTTCTTTACCACCACGCCCACCAGCAAATTCCATATTTAAAAAATAATTTAAACTAATCGGCTGATATTCAATATAATTGTTTCTCTTTTCTTTACGTTTAATTTGTCTCCACTTCTTCATATACAAAAAGTATGGATTGTCATCTATATCTTCTTGTATGTAACTAAATTTAAAACTATTTTTCCAAGCACTATAATTAAAACTTATCTGATCTCTTCTACTTCCATACTTCATTTCTTCCCACCAAGTATTCATTTGAAGTTTGACATCATCTTCGTTATGCCTCATAATTATAACAGTTGTTCTAGCAAGACCATTATTTTTAGGATAACCTTCTTTTTTATATCTATCTATCTGAGAATTTATAATATCCATATTGTCTTTATATTTCTTCTTAGGATTATTATCACCTAACCATTGTATAAATCTAGCCTCTTCATAGACACACTTTCTTACATTTAAATTTCCCGATACAGTTCTTCCACATAGTTCGTGATTTAATATTGCTAAATTACTATCTTTTAACATCTCTTCTACTAAGCTATCAACATCTTTCGTAATCTTAACTTCTATATCGTGCCAAATACTAACATCGTAATCTTTTAAATATATATGAGGCTTTAACTTATATCGCTTAGCATTTCTAGCACCATCATCGTAAAGTGGCTTTACCAATTTAACTTTCCAAACATCAGATTTAAAATTGGGATCGTCTGTAAAGCATATTAAATCCCAACCATCTAATGCGATATCCGGAGCATGTAAATGGTAGTTGTTTTCTTCTGAACTACCAAACACGGATGTATATATTACTTTTTTATTCATTTATAATACTCTTCAGCTTATCAGTATTTAACAATAAAGTAGGTGCTATATGCAATCCACTTTTCTTTTCTATAGATTGATGCTTTGATACAAAGTCATAAACACTTTGATTTTTACCGCCTATGTTTATAACACCAACCTCTTCTTTAATCTTTAAAATTATATCAGCAACATCTTTATGAGTTATTGAGTTTCTAAAAACATCATCAAAAGCAACCTTATGTCTAAATGGTATATCACACAAAGCGCATCTCAAAATTAATGAGTTAGGAATCAATTTAGCAACACATTCCCCGCCTAATTTAGACCAACCATAATTATTTAAAGGATTTAGTGCGCTTTCTTCATTTGATGATTCGGCATTATCATATACAAAATCAGTTGATATGTATATAAATTTAATTCCATATTTGTTACATATCTTAGCTACATTAGCAGTTCCCACTATATTAGTATCTAAGCTCATTATTGGATTTATATCATTTACTTCCATTGGCTTAGTCAAAGCCGCTGTATGAATAAAGTATTTAGGATAATCCGGCTTCATCATCAAATCCTTTATTACATCGGATACTTCATATTCATTAGTAATATCCATATCCCTTCGTGATAACATTTTTATAAATAAAGAATCAGTAGAAAGTTTCTCTAACTCTTTAGCTAACTTACCACTGCCGCTGACTAATATCATTAGAAAGTTGTTACTTCCGGCACATGAGTTATAAACTTACCACCGTTATTCACGAACTCTTCTTCGTTTTTCATTATCACATCTTTAAAATTCCAAGCTCCTAAGAAAATATAATCATAATCATTTAAATTGACCTCATCAGGAGGTAAAATAGGAATATGAGAACCTGGAGCAAATGTGTGTTGCTTATCTATAGTGGTATCTGTAATTACATCGATTAAATCTGTTCCAATTCCACAATAATTAAATACAGTAGTAGATTTTGCAGTAGCACCTATACACATAATCTTTTTACCATTGTGTCTTAGGTTTCCTAAACATCTCAATAACTCTTCCTTTGAAAATTGAACTCTTTTGGCAAATACCTCGTAGGTTTCAAAACTGTTTATCCCAAACTCATCTTCTTTTCTTAGGTTTTGTAAAACATTACCACTAATAGTATTATTAGATGGTATATTTGGCTTCTTTGCATAGATTCTATTTGAACCGCCATGAACTGACAAATTATCCACATCAAATATAACCAATCCATTTCTCTTTAATATATTACCTAAAGCAGTTACAGAAAATATATGAGGGTGCTCATCATATATCTGATCGTAAGAACCTCTTTCTAAAATTTTAAGTAATGAGGGATCTTCAAATACAAATACACCATCATCGGTAAGTAAATCCCTTACTGCTGAAAATGCGTCATCTAAGTCGTGAATGTGACATATACAATTAGCAGCATATATTAAATCTCTTTTACCGCTTACTTCTTTAATCTTCTTCGATAGTTCGGTTGTCCAAAACTCTGTGTAAGTTTTGTATCCCATATCACCTGTGACTTTAGCAAAGTTATCACAAGGCTCTACACAAATAGAATCCTCTTTACTAAAATTTTCAATGAAAGGTCCTGAGTTAGAACCTATTTCCAATACATTCTTTGGTTCAAATCTTTTATTTAACATTTCAGCAGTATCAAAGAAGTGTTTTATCATTGGAAAAGAATTTGAAGTATTATAAGGATAATCTTCATTAAAAATTCTTTCAGGCTCTACGAAATTCTTTATCGATACCAGCTTTGAATCATCATCCCAACAAACTTTTAAATCAAATAAAAACTCATTATCAAAATCTTCTTTTTGCAAAAATGCATTTGCAATAGGATGTCTACCTAAATCTAAAAATTCTTTAAACATATTCTAATTTTTCCTTATAGTTATCCTTATTAATATAATATTCATCCTCTACGATATTCTGATTTAGCGGGAATACTCGTTGTATCTGAAAAACTTTTGAGTATCTTGCGACACAATCTAAAAATCCACAATGAGTGCCAATATTTAACTTAGCTTTTGTTCTTATATATAGCTGTATTCTAGTAGGAACATTTCTCATATCAAAACATTTGTTGAAAATTATGGGTAGTTCATCGGGCTTTTTATATGTCCAGTAAAAGAATGGCAAGTCTCCGCATTTTTCTAAGAGAGCGTTAATCAACATTTTATTACTTTCTTCATCATACCTACCACCACTACTTTCAAATCTGTTGGTTATAAGCAAACCACCAAATTCAGTATCGCCAGCAAATCTTTTTATTATATCATCGCCAATAGATTTCTCTTCGTCTGAAAAGTATAACTCAGGAGAACAATCATCATATTCGCTTTCATTGAATTGCCAAAATTTTAACATCTGTTTAGTTAATGGTATTGCCTTATTACCTTTATCATATATCCTATAATGATCGTGATATATTTCTCCTAAAATATAATCTTTATATCCATCTACATATGGATTATTATCAAAGATATACTTAACATTTTCAAAGGGATTATTCCAATTACCCCAATTTGATTTCATATCACCAAATAATTTTTCAAGAAACTTCGGAGAGGGAATGTAAACTTTGCTGTTTGGGTATTTTTTCTTAATCAGTTTTGGCATAGCAGATATTATTCCCCAATCACCCACACCATGAGCAGTTCTCATAATTGTAAACTCTCTCTGAGCTATGTAATCATCAGACACCCGCAGCCCTTCTGAATCTTCAAATCCTAACCTGTCAACTTCACCAACTGTATATAACTTATTATCCAATACTCTCCAAAATATCACAAGCTACTCCGACTATTCATTTCTCTACTAAAGTTTTGATTGTAAAACATATTTTGTTTTTCTTGCTTTTCTATTGTTTTTGGATGATATAAACTTAGCTCTTCTTGTGGTGGCAAATGAGCATAAGTTTTGCATCCGCTTATATATTCGTGTAATGGTCTAGTCCATCTTATATCTTTATGATTACGAAATACACGAGCTTGATAATCAGGATAGTTTACCCAATCTTTATCTGAAACTTTCCAGCCCCATTTTTGAATGTGTTTTTGTTCCATACCATCAATTGTATTAACTCGTGGTATCCAAATTAAATCAACATTATCATTCATTTCTATTATTCTTTTAATCTGTAGTAATAATAGTCTATGTGGATATTCATCAGCATCAATATGAAAGATATAATCACCGCTCGCCTTTTCTATAACTGAATTTTTTTGAGCTGAAAAGTCACCTTCTAACTTTCTTTTGTAAACAATATCGGTATGCCGACTATCCAACGATTCACCCAAAACAGCTTCTACTTTTTCGTCATCTCCATCTACACAAACTACTATCTCATCTTCTTTATCTATATTCTTATTCAATACTTCTAATAACTTTTGTAGTTCTTCTGCTTCGTTGTGGACTGTAATACCATAACTAATTTTCATTTTTTATCTCTTTTATAAAACCTATTGGTAATTTTAAATCTTCTAAAGATACTTGACTCTTTCTAGCTACATCGTATTTATAAGTTCTGTAAATTCCGTGTCTTTTTATCAAAGACTTTAACTTTTTGTAAGTATCTTTTGCACTTCCATCTAAAGCCACTCTATACACCTTCTTATTTTCATCTACTATCTTAGTATCACCAGCGGTTTTCAATATCTTTTTTATCTCTGGATTGGTTGGAATATTAGACACTTCTAATTGTATTCCGTGCAATAAATTATCTCTTTTTGGATCTAATACAAGTATAGTTCTACGGAGTCTACTACCTTTTTTATTTTTATATACGAATGAAATTATATCACCCGCTACAACTTTAGACCAATTATAATTTATCTTAGGCATCTGCGTCTAGTATTATTCCCATAGACTTACAGGCATCCATAAATTCAAACTGACCGAACTTCTCAGCTCCTTCTATATCTAATCTTTTATCATGACCATCAAAATGTTCTCTTTGATCTTCAGGAACATCAATTACCTTAGCATAATTCCAGTGCCAGTCATTAATCAAACCATCAGGAAATATTATACCTTTCTCTCCCATATTAACCACAGATGGATACCACACTAAACCTCTCTCGTCATCAATTATTTTTAAATCATTCATTAGCTGAGAATTATTCTTAGTCATCTCTTCTAACTTTTCACTATCCACAGCGAAATAAGAGTTTGTAGTCATACCACATCCGAAGCACATATAGGATTCAAATGGTAAACCTTCAACTTCTGTAGTTTCTACAAAACAATTATTATGTAAATCCTTACATAAAGGACAATCTGTTTTCTTTTCAGCCATATTACACCTTCTTTAGTTTAGGTAATTTAATTTTAGATGGAGCAGTTTGTCCAACTTTTTTTAGTTTAGGCAACTTTAAATTAACTGCTTGAGGCTGTTCTTCAAAATTTGGTAGATGTTTGTCTAAGATATTTTCAAATTCTTTAGTCATACTATCTAATGAAAATTTAGATCTATTAAACATAGCCATTTTTTTAGCATTTAAAGTATACTTTTTATTTTCTTTTAACACCTTCATTAACATCTGACCAGCATATTGATAGTTTACACCAAACCATTTAGCACCCTCTTGTAACATATCCTTTGGTATAGAAGATTTGTCTACATCAATCAATGTTCCTGGTAATAATACAGAATTACCTTTACTGAGAAAGTCTATATGACCACTCCAATTAGGAGCAATAATTGGCTTTTCAGATAAAGTAGCTTCTAATAAAGGACGACCAAAACCTTCTCCATGCGTAAACGTAACATGTGCTTTTACTTTTGGATGATTATACAATTCATTCATCTCATCGTCCTCTAAGTCACCATGCAATACATAAATATTAGGTAAGGTTTTATAAGAAACAGTTTCCTTAATACTTTCAATCTTACTCAGTATTTCATTTCTATCTATTACAGAAAATGTGGCACCGCTTGTTTTCATAAGTAATGCTGGTGGATTCTTTTTATTCTTAAATGTTTCTAAAAAAGTCTTGACTAACATACCTGTATCTTTCCTGTCATGACCTAATTTTCCTTGCAACCAATGACCAGTATAAAGAAATGCGAACTTTTCAGAAATCTTATCGATTTCATTTACCAATTCCTTAGAAAACTCTTTGGTTTTTTTATATATATTTAAATCAGCGCCTTCAAATAAAACTTCCATAGGCCTTTCTACTCTTAATTGACCTACAGGCTCTTTCGTAATTTCATTTATCTTATCATATGATACGTTTTTAAATGTTTGTTTTACGAAGTTAGATGGAACTATATTTAGGTTCATTCTATTTAAACCATCTATCCACGAAGCAACTGGCACTGTGCTTTCCATACCAGCAGTAATACCAATATTGTATTTTCCTATTGGATTGAATTCATTTGGAACACTAACTTGAATGTGTATTTCAGGCTGCCTTTCTATTCTACCATCAATCACAAATCTGTCGATTATTAGCTTATCTTTAGGATTCTGTTCATTTAAAGCATTCATTGGACAATTACCCCACGGCAATGAATTTATTTTAATATCAAATTTATTCATATCAAGTAAAGAATGAATTAAATCTCTTGTATGTGCACCATAACCACTTCTGGTTGCTGGTGGTCCTGTAACTAACAATAACGGCTTCATATTGCCTCCGAAGTATTAAAAATTGTAAATCGTTTTCTTTTTGTCCATTTTTCTAATGCTGTAGTCATATGATCTGTGAAGTTTTTACTCATAGCTTTAGCACTCATCATAGCATCATCGCTCATTACAAACTCATGACCTAAGTCGCCACATTCTTTTCTCTTATCATCACCAATATCATACCACTCTTTCAAAGCATCAGCAAAATCTTCAGCACGAGGCCTGTCATCAAAAATATATGGTGTAGGAACAGAACCTTGCAAACTTCTATTAGATGGCCAGACGGGCTTAACCCAATCACCCCAAGTCAAATCTTCGTTATCCTTCCACTTTTTATCATCGTGTAGTGAATGAACCCAACTATAATCTTTATATGTTAAAAACTCTCCTTTGTATTTGAAGCCACATTGATCCTGTAACCCACCTGTAACATTAACTGATACCGGCGTTCCAGCCATTAAAGCTTCACAAGTTGTTAAACCAAATCCTTCATTAGAAGCCATATTAAGTTGAACATCTCCTATATTATATAAAAAGTTAAGTTTCTTATCGTCTAACTTTACTGTTGAAAATACAACATCATACTCAGGACATACAGCCTCTACAACTTTTGGTAAATCAGTTCCATTCGGATCTATTGGTTGAGTATGCATTATTAAAACACATTTATCAGCCTTTTCTTTTGGCAACATATCACAAAAAAGTTTATAAGCCAGTATTACATCACCGGGTAACTTTCTTCTGATGTTTCTGTTATTCCAAAATACAACAAAATCCTTATCAGCATTATCTAACATGCCTTTTCTGAACTCTAGCATTTCTTTATACTCTTTATGATCCCATCTAATAGGATAATAGCTATTTTCATTTATACCATGCGGCACATAAGTATTATTCCAATCATTTGTAGGAACATTCTTGCGAACATTCGTAACGATATTATGAGTTTGTTTCGATATATTCATAATCAAATCACAACTCTCATAAAATGGTTCGTTCCACATTGGATAAGGTAAATCATCCCATATATTATAGTAAAAAATTGGAATTTGCATTCTTATCTCGTGCTCCATCTGATACAACCATTCCCAAAATCTAGGGTCTGTATAATGTAATATAGCATCTGGCTTTTCTGTAGCAATTACGTGCCTTATTAAGCCAGGATTACCATAACCATCAGTAGGAATTATTTTTAGACAAGCATCTTTTATACCAGTTTCTTGACGAACAGCATCATTCATATCTATAAATTTACCAGCTTCAGGATGTTTAATAGCACCAGCAACTTGAACCCAATCAAAATCTTTTAATGTCCCCATAACAAATTCACGAGACATTGTTCCCACACCAGATGACATTCTTAGATCATCTGATAATAGTAAAATCTTTTTCTTAACCATTTATAACCTCTTTTTTATTTTCACCTTTCATAAAATATTTTTCTAATACATTTAGCTTATCATCATATTCAGCTATAATTGCCAGCTCTTTTTCTATCGTATCCATAATATCAGAATGCTCAGCGACACCGACAGTATTTCTCAGTAAGTTGTTTACGTTCACTTTATGCTTTTCGATATGAGCTTCAAAATGAAGTTTACTCGCATTTAAAATATCTTTTCTCACAGAGAACTTCCGCTTGGTATAAGGTTTTTGTATTCACTTATTTGATTTCTAAAATCGTTGTCATTGATGTATAAGTCCATTGAACGATTGATTAGCTTTTGTAATGTAAAGTTATCATCTAAATTACTTATTTTGAATTTTTTGTAAAGATTGTCTAATAACTTTACGGATGTTAATTTCAACATAACATTTCCTCCGTATATATGTATATAAATAGTAAAAACTAATTTATTATTACATATTTTTTTTCTTTTTTTATTGCTTCTTTTAAAGCACTTTCTGTGCCAGAAGTCATTTCTTCTTTCAAAGTAAATGCAACAACCACATCAGAGTATTCAATCAAATGTTTATTTCTATCGTGGTAGTGCCATGCAGCATATGGACGACCATACCTATAACTTTCTCTTACACAATGCTGATTAAATGAATAGTGAGCAGGCGGGAACTCTGAATATTTTATATCAAATTCTAAAGCATATTTCTTTGCAAAACCATCAGCCCCATCTTTTTGACCACCACTTACTATCTCTAACTCTTCACCATATTTATTTTTTAACTTAAATACGAATTCTTGTATCCTTCTCCTATTTTCATATCTCCTACTACCTATGATTGCTACTTTCATTATCATTCCTTTTCTGTATTCTTTTAGGTGGTTTGTCTGATGTGCAAAATTTAGCACACTTACGAAATTCGCTAAGACCATTTAAAATATCTGAATTATGATTATAAGCATATTGAAATCTAACTCTGTTGCTATTGGATATACTATTTTTATTAAGGATGTCAAACCAAACAAAATCATTTATTCCTAAATCACTGCCGACTTTTATGTTTGTTTTAAAGTGTAGCCTACTTTCGTATTTTAATAAAAAGTCTTTTAATTCACTAGCTTTCAATGTGCCATCTACATACCATAGCTTTAAGTAAAATTGTATCGAGTCTTTAAAAATGAGATCAAGCCTATCAATCACATCCGATTCATATTTAGTATTTATAAAGTCGGCTAAATTCATTCTCAGTATTATTTTTACCATTATTTAACTCCTTCATCACAGAATTCTGTTTGATTGAAATCACAATATCTACAATTTTTCTTAGATGCCTGTTTACTATAAGTATGTTCGATATTATATTCTCCTTCGGAATCAAAGCATTCTTCCATAAATTCTGACAATCTTTTTGTTACCTGGTTGATTGATGGTTTACCGTTAGCAGGAACAAACTTCTGAACTCTCTTTTGTGGAAAGTCTAAGTTCTCGTATAACTTTCGTTTCACGATAAAGTATTCAACTTCTATCTTATCTAACGGATGATTGAATTGTTTTGAGTAGAATTGTTTGTATAATAATAATTGGTCACTCTTCAATTTATCAGCCTTCTGCCATTTGTTCCAGCCCATAGTAGATGTTTTGATATCATATATTTTGATTACATCTCTAACTGTATCTCTTATAACCACATCCAAATAACCTATAAACTTAATACCATTAGGTAAGTCATAATCAAGTGGAACTTCTATGCCGATAAGTTCATAACCTTTCTTACTGAAGTATTGAGCTCTTCTCTTTTTGATAAAGTCTAATATAAGTAACCCATGATCATAAAACTCAACCATATCTGCTTGTGTGCAAAACTCAACTCCACCATTCTTTGACATAGCATTTTCATAATTACGTTTCATTCTAATTCTTAACATCTCTTCTAATGGTAAAGCGTCAGCAGCTTTTGCTGTATCCTCATACATCACAGTTAGAAATGTTTGTATCACTTCGTGCATTGATGTTCCAAAGAGCGTATGTATCGATTCTGTAAATTCGCGCTTACCTTCTACATATGCTAACTTCCATCTATAAGGGCATTGAGCCCACATTGAATACTGACTATAACTTATTTTCTTCATTAATCTGTCCACTTTCCGTGCTTTATTAAATGCCAAAATCTATGTAGTATTACTTGAGCAAAAAGAAGTAAAAGATTATCATTCTCATAATATCCTTCTTCTACCTCTAATTTGTATTTAGGCTTGTAACTCATTACTTACCCCACTTACCATTCTTTACAATAGTAGCCATAATACCATAGTTACTCACATCTAAGTAAGCATCTTCCATTGGTTCACCTTGCACTGCATTATCCCTACCACTCATTAGTAAAGTCTTTAGCCTTTGTATCTTATCATTCATACGAAACCATAAACCAGTAAGTGATAGATGAACTTCTTCTTCTGTCTGTAGTTGCGTTCCTACAGAAATATTACCAGGACCATAGTCATGTTGTTTTTTAAGAAATAATTCGTATTGTTCTTTTTGTAACCTACGAAATTCTTTGGTCATCTCAGGCCATTCTTTCTCCATCTGCTCTACAATTGGATGTATGGCTACATCTGTATACTCTAATTTGGTTTTTGATTCTTTTATATTACTCATATAATCCTCTTTTTCTATGTTTAAATTTACACATTTTTATTGTATAAGTCAAGCTTTTTTATTTGTCTTTTAATTCTTTTATTCAAATAGTATGTATAAATATGCTTTGGTTTTCTAGCAACAAAAAATATATTTTCATCTCCTGCATCATATCTTTTTTTCAACTCTCTACCATATGGTCGTTGAGTTTGATTTAAAGACCTACTATGCACTTCTTTTCCATCTACCATTAATATCCTACTCTTTGCAGTTTCTCCTAAATAATGAAAGTTACTAGCCTTATAGATAGTGCCCGCATGATTATAATGTTGGTCAGCAAAAGAAAGAACTACCTCTATATCTGTATTTTGTTTTAACCATTTAAGAGTCTGTGCAATAAAGTAACTTTCTGTATTCTTAGGTGTATCATCGATACAGCATAACCTTCTTAACTCCATACACCTCTTAGGATTTATAGGATTGTATTTAGCCGCTGTGTCTGGCATAGATGGTATTCCATATAACATAGCACCTATCATTTTAGGTAACCCAAAGTTACCTTCGGTATATAAACCGAAGTGGTAATAACTTTGGATACCATTTACGCTTTTTGAGTAGTGATGTTTTTCTATGAAACTTTTAACTGCTTTACGAGGAATTTCTTCTATTGTAAAGTTTATTGACATTAACTAATAAGACCGAGCTTCCGGATTTCTTTCTGTTCAACTCCATACTTTCCTAATATATCAGCTAACTCTGCTTGTCCACCGGCTGATATTTCATACATCTCTACGGCATCACTAGCCTCTCTTATACTACATTGTAAATGTTTAGCTACAATTTCATATAACCATTTTGGATGTTTCATTTGTTTATCTCCTTTTATATATTTTAACCATTGTTTTTTCTTTGGTAAAATATCTGCGTATACTTTGTATAACTCTTTTGGTTTCAATGGATATTTTTGAACCTCATTTACAAGATCTATCCATTCAGGCTTCATTGAAAGAAACCTATTAACCATAAAATTTGACCACGACTTTTTATCATCATCAGATATCTCTTCCCAATAATTAGGACTTTGTTGAGATGTTACTGCTTGAATATGGTCAAATAAACTTTTCTTTTTTATTCCTTTAGGTTTAGCCATCAGGCATCATCTTCTTCGGAACAGCGCCACAATTCCCACAACTAAATACCTGAATAGGAACTATAGCCTCTTCGCCTGTAGGAGATAGTAGAGGTGATATTCTTTTTAAGAAGTAAGTCTGTATAAAAGAGTAATTACCACACTCTTCACACTTTATACTTTCTGTCTCAGATAAATCAATTTGTTGCTTTGGCTTTGTTAAAGGTTTTTGTGCTTTCATATTCATTAGTTGCTCTCTAAGATAACATCTAATATTTTAGATTGCTTAACAGCTTTAACTTCCCACCCGTAAGGACTATCTTTAAGATACTCTGAAATTTTAGCTTCAGCTGCTGTAACAGCAAAACATTCTACTAAATAATTCTTAGTAACTTTTTTTTCTCTTACACCATTCTTTGTTTGTATTTCTTCTGTAAATACAACTGCTACTTCATAATACATAATAACTCCTATTTTAATATATTCAACATTTCAATTATCATAGCCATAGCATTGATTTCTTTATCAACAACTTGCGCATCTGATGCTTGATACTTAGCAATAGTTAAGATACACTCTGCAATATGTCCTCTACCATAATCATCAACTTCATCATACAGTAAACGAAATAGTTCAGCAAAATCTGACATTTGATTATCAGCCAACATTTTTCTTACGGTTACAAAAGCATCTTTCTTATTCTGAGTCTTTAATACATTTACTAATTGAGAACAAAACACATTGATATTCAAATCAATAGCCAATAAATTATCCTGTTCGATAGCCAACTTACCATCGACTATCTGACGCTGTGCAAAGTTAATAACTCTACGAATATCAGGATATCCACCGTTGACTAATGTAGCTACATCATCCATCTTAAAATCAACCTCTTCTTCTTTAAGAATATTATTTAGATGAACAGCAACCTCTTTTCTCGATGGCGGAACTATCTGAAATGGTTGGCAACGACTCTGTATTGGATCGATAATTCTCTCTACATAGTTACAGGTTAGTATAAACCTCGTATGTTTTGAGAAAGTTTCCATAAGGTTACGAAGAGCGGCTTGTGCATTAGGTGTAATGTAATCACACTCATCTAATATAACCACCTTCATATCTTTAAATCCGATAGTGGAAGCGAATCCACGAACCTTATTACGGACTGTATCTACACTATTTTCATCAGAAGCGTTTATATACATATGGTCACATTCTATATTATTAACCAATAGTTTAGCCAATGTAGTTTTACCTGTTCCAGCTCTACCATACAATAGTAGATGAGGTAAATCCCCACTCTTTAAATAAACTGCTATCTTTTTCTTTAAGTGATCATTACCTATGTAAGAATCTAATTCATTCGGGCGATACTTCTCAACCCAAAGTGTATTGTTTACTGTTTCCATTTATCGTCCTCAACCTCTACTTTTCTTATTTCAATATCGTGTTTATAGTTTTTAGGATACTTCATTTGTGGATGTTTCATCACGCTATGAAATTTCCTATTCTCTTTTTTGTTACCTAAGAAGTATATGTATCTATGTTTGCTAGCTTCCTTCTTCAACCAAAATGTATGACCTATAGCCTTCTTCATCTTTTCAGGTGCAGCTGAACCGAACTTTGAATACACACTACGACTATGCATCCACTCTCCATCTTCTGTAAGTCTGAGAGAGTATGTTGGTGCTAGCTGAAAATCACCACAACCTTGGTATATCCAATTTGTAGCTTGATAGATAGCACCATCATGTGATTGTTCAGGATCAGCATATGATATCAGAACCTTAATGCTTTTAGCATTCTCTTTCATCCATTTGAATGTAAGACCTAATGCCAAAGACTCAATGTTCTTACCATAACCATCAAATATAAAGAGTCTCGTAAGTTCTAATATGTTTCTATTCTCTAAGATTTCTTCTGAGAAGATAGAACCTAAAACTCTTCTACCAACAGGAAACCCATAACAAGCGACTCCAATTAATTTCTCTTCAGGTTCCGCAAAGAATTTATGTTCATTATCGGTTTGATAAAAAATTCCAAGCGGATACCTACAAGAAGAAAGCCTACCACTATAGTGGTTTTTCTCTATTATATCACGAGCCAATGGTTTATATATTGGACGAACAGAAACTCTAGACTTATCTACATACTCTTCCATTATACGTCTTGTTCAGCAACCAAATAGTAAGTAGCATCGTATTCATCAATCTTAAAATTGATACGAGCCAATCCGCCAGAACTAACCTCTAATGTTGCACTTTCACATTCTTTATTAGCAACCAAAACATCTCTGAATAGGTTAGCATTGAAAGAAACATAATCAATTTTATCATAAGATTCTGTTTCTACAGGAAGTGTAACACGATTGGTATTAATTTCTGCATAACCAATTACAACTTTAACGCCATCATCATCAGTTAATACTGTAAAATTATCAGTATCAGCTAGAGCACCTTTACCGGCAACAAACTTTGACATAAAAGATCTATCAACCTTAATCTTTACTTCAAATTCAGGTATTTGTTTTAGTTTTGGTGGAGTATTTATAACTGATAAATCAGAAAGCATATAGTTTACATCTGATGCACTATCTGATATCTTTAGAGAAACAACTTTATCTCCAGCCTTTGTTAAGTCCATTGAGATATTTTCAGACATAACTGAAAGTAGCTTTACTAATTGTTCTGTATTGTAAACACCTAACTCAGCTGAGTCAAATTTCCAATCTGTCATTGTTAGTTCACCAAGCAAATTCTTATCGCCTGTGATAAAACGTGTAGTTAATTTATCTCCATCACTTTTAAGCACAACTGACGAGCAGTTCCCACCTAAATAGTATTTGTCAATAAACCTATTTAATGAATGTTTATTCATATAACCATTCTCCTTATGTTAAGTAGTATATACATATATATCTACGATTATTCTCAAAATCAAAAAAATCTTTCCATTGATGTTTTTTTATTTACCGGCTCATCCCATTTTAGAGTTTCATAAAACATCATAATTTTTTTCTCTAACATCTGAGCATACATCTTTTTATAATCAATATGCTTTTTAATAAAATCTATTATTTGTGGTGGATCTTCATAACCTTTATACCCACAAGAATCCAATCCCAATTCATTTTGTCTAAGATAAACCCATCTTATCTTTTCTGATGAAGTTATCTTTTCATACCTTTTAGTCAATCCAAAATAACTAATCAAATCATTATAGGTTATAGCAGCTTTAACGTGCGCAGGCGAACCCTTAGCAAAATTTGTAAACTTACCCTTCTTACCATCTGAATACTTCTTTAGATTTTTTACACCTGTCGGCATAGCTATCCTATCAAAGTTTAATAGTTTCATAGACTCTTTAAAGTTTATAATCCTCTCATCTATCTTATCCTTTGGAACAGTAGCCAGAATATCTTCCAATACACTTTTCAACAACTCGCCCATAGCCTTTGGAAAGTTACTGCGAACTAAGTCCAAACCTTTTACATGCAGTTTGTTTACCTTTACTCCATTGTCATTGATAATCTTCATACCATATCTTTTCTTCACAATGAACAAACCTGATTTAGCTATCAACTCCTGCTTTATTTCAAATCTGTGAATGTCTAAGTTTAGAAATCTCTTAGCAAAGTAATCGTATGATTTGTTTAGAAATGCTTGCATTTCATCAGCAACATCTAATATCCTCTTACTCATCATAGTCTCACTATCGAAGTCCATAGTAGGAAATCTCTTCTTAACTAACGGAAGCGCTGAATAGAATACTGAATCTGTATCGATATAGATACAATAGTCCTTATCATCTCCAAGCTCTTTGTTGTAAAAATGATTACCTAGCTTTTTGGTAAATTTAATTAGTTCTTGACCTGTAAGTGTTGTAGCCTCAGCATTATCTAAGTCATAGAAACGAAATACAGGTAAACCCAATACACCATAGAGAGAGTTTAGCACCACCTTCTGAATCAACTGGCGACTTTTGAAATATGTATATTTTTCATTATCACCAGCATCACCAAACTTCTTCATCAACTTTCTATACTCCACACGAGTATCGAACCACTTTTCTAATAGGGCTGGAATCAATCCTTTCTTATCACTACGATATAGAACACCATTAGAAGATACTGAAACTTTGTTATTCTCAAAGAAATCTTTTAGTTCTGTTTCTGTAAGTTTACCCATCTCTTTTTCGCCTGATATAAGAGTGTAGGTTTTTTTCGTTCCTCTCATAAACTCTTCTGCATCCCATCCATTCAACTTACCCATCTTAGTTTCAGGTGATATATTTAAAGACATAATAACAGATGGATACATAGATGTAATATCTAAATCAAATACCCAATCATGCTTTCCTCTTTGTGGCGGCTGAACATAAGCACCAATAAACTTTTCATCACTATCCATTTTTGGTCTTGTTGGTTTGTTTGGTGCAACTATACCTAAGTTTTTTAGATAAACTAAAATAGCACCTTCTAAGTATCGAGAAGAAAAGAATACATCCTCATAAGGAACATGACCTACATGACATACACCTCTAGCCATATCGATAAAGTCTAATTTGTCATGCATTCTCTTTACCAACCTGACATCATGAATGTTATATTCTATGTATTTGTTTAAATCATTTTCATATAAATCTGTCAATGTTCCGCTATATTCTATCTTATTCTCACCTAATTCAAATTCAGCAACAGCATCTAATCTGTAAGATGATAGCTGAGTGTAAGTAAATAGCTTATATAAACCTAAGTAATCTAAACAACTAACACCAGCGAATAGATATCTACCTCTATGTTTATTCCAATGAACCTCTTGAATCGGAGACAGCATATCAGCAACATTACTACCAACAACTTTACAAGCTCTATTATATAGGTAAGGCATATCAAATGAATCCATATTCCAACCGGTTAATATAGTTGGTTTAATCTGTAAATACGTTTGGAAGAATGATTGAAGTAAGCTGAATTCATCATCAAACCTTTTTATAACTATATTATCCTTTGATTCTAATGTCAATCGGCTTTTTTCATCTAAAGCAAAAGCATAGTATATGTCATCCTTTGAATCATGTATAGCTATAGATGTAATTTTATTTTTAGCTTCCGATGGTTCTGGAAATCCTTCTGTAACTTCAACCTCAATATCAATCATCATAATACGATGATTTTTTGATAGTTCTTCCGACTCTGTATATTGGTCAACCAAAACTCTCGTTTCAGGCGGAACGTCTGATTCAAATAAATTCGGAGTCTCATTATCAAACTTAAAAACTTTTCTTAACTTGTCTCCATATAAAGATATATGAGTTCCAGCTCTATCTCTTACATATGCATATCTTTTATAAGGAAGTGTATAATACCCAAGCTCATCATCCCAAATATGAACCTTTGCTTTCTTTCTGTCGTAATAAATGTTTTGGTATATAACTAACTCCGATTGTTATAGGATATAAAATCCTCATTTTCTATGTTTAAATATACAACTAAAACCCTATACAAGTCAAGGGTTTTTTGATAAAAGGGGGCTATATTTCAAGCCCCCAAATCACCATTTTAGAAATTGACAGATAGTCCTAAGTTAAAGTTTCTTGGTGTTCCAAGAAATACTTCAGCATTATGAGAAGCGTGAACTTTGTCACCATACCCATTATACTTACTATTGTCAACCGCATCTTGAACATATACTTCATCAAGAGCGTTAAATACATGACCACTAACTGTCATGTTTAAACCAGCAAATTCTGGTAGTTTGTAAGATAGATGGAAATCTAACTTGCCGTAGGATGGAGTTTTCCATACTTGAGCTCTGTCAGCATCACCACTAACCTCACGAGAATCAGGACTCCAATCAGCATAGTGATTGTCATACCATCTGTAAAGACCTTGGACATTTAGACCTTTGATTGGTTTGATAGTTAATCCACCGACATATGCTGTCTGTGGCATATCACCAACTTTTAAGTCTTTAAGAGCATATTCATACTCTGTAGAAGTTTGTCCAATGACTTGATTATCATCATTATATTCTAACTCTGTATAATCACCATTAGCATCTCCACCGAAATACCAATTACCAGCACTAATAGCAACATCTAATGATACCATTTCGTGAAGAGCAACTTTAGTTTCGATTTCAAAACCACTATGACTTTGATTTACACCAGTTAGATAAATGATGTCTGTGTCGCCAGAGTCACCTTGACCTGTTTGAACAGATTTAGTAAGGTTTCTATCTTTCCATTGAGTGTTGTAGTAACTACCTTTGATAGCAACTAACTCACTTTTATACTCTCCACCTATTTCGTTAGAAATAAATTTCTCGTTATCTGGATTCTGTGAAACATTACCATCATTATCAATCACATTGTCTAAGATTGGTGGTTTCTCAACATACCCAATATTAGCAAATGCTGATAGTCTATCATCAAGGTTATATCTACCACCACCTTTCACTTGGAAAGTAGTAATAGCATCAGCCTTAACAACTTCTTTATCAACTGAGAAATGGTCTTGGTAAGTATATCCAATAGTAGATATTCCACCCATACCATATAAGTTGAACTTAGCGATGTCATACTTACCTTGTAGAAAAGCACCGAACCAATCAACTGTGGTTTCGTTGTGGTAAGCGATAATATCACCTAACCCAACTTTCTTACCATCAGGAGCATTGTCATCAGCAAAATCTACATAGTAGTCTCCACCAAGTAAATCACGAACTTCTCTAGCATGTTCTATTCCAGCGCTTCGCCAATCAATACCAACTTGAACCTCTAAGTCATCACTAACTTCATAGTTTAACTTAGAAATTAAACCAAGTGTATTTTGTCTATTGATTGAGTTACGAAGAATACCTGTTGAACGGTTTTCATCAGCTGAAAACTCTTCATCTATGTTATCGGAGTTTTGAGCAATCTCAGCATTCCAATCCCATATCCAAGGTGAACTTGCATACCAAGAGTTTCCTTCAATAGCAGGAGCTCTTGAAACACTACCATAAGTTCCAGTTCCACCACCTGAACCACCACTCCAATAAGCAACGGAACTTAGTCTAACTTGGTCATTTACATCATAGAAATGATTTAAGTTAACTAACGGTTTGTGAAAAAAGTTCTCTCTTTCATTTAAGAAATCAGAACTATGTCTATCCTGTGTTTTATCACCATACATATAAAAGTATTGTTTACCTTTATAAGAAGGATCAACAGGAGCCCAATTCTGATTGTAGAACCTACCAGCTTCAGTTTCAAACTTCTCACCAGCTACATAAGCAGAATCATTATACCCGTCAATACTTCCAGCTAACTCTTGTGAGTAGGTAGCAATATTTTGTTTGTATAAGTTCTGTCCGTGTCTTTGGGGAGCGCCGATACCATATAGTTCGACTCTTTGTTTGTCACTTATGGCGTAACTAGCACCAGCATAGTAAGCCCAAGCATCTGTCCAAGTTCCATCGATAAGACCTTCACCAGTTTTACGAACTATCGTTCCACTAAGTGCTAGTTTGTCAGCGATTAAACCTGAATTATAGTTTAAAGTAGTTTTTAGAAAACCACCAGCTCCAGCTTCTTGTTTGAACTTACCACCTTTCTCTTGAGCAGCAGGATCGGTAATAATGTTCATAGTTCCACCAATAGATGGTGTAGCAAGATTTACAGCTGATAGACCTCTTTGCATCTGAATGGAAGAAGTAGCATCACCTACCCCATCCCAATTAGACCAATAAACCCATCCATTCTCCATATCGTTTTGGGGAACACCGTTTATCATAACTGCCACATTTCTTTGGTTGAAACCTCTTACGTTGATACGAGCATCACCCGCACCACCACCTTGACCAGTTGCATATACACTAGGAGTAGTATTAAGAATCATTGGAATATCTTGTGAACCAAGACGAACTTCCATTTCAGCTTTATTTATCGTAGTGTAAGCTACAGGTGTAGTTTCATCAGCCCTAGAAGCAAGAACTTCTAATGCTGACATTGATACCGCATCAACTTTAAGTGTAAAGTCAACAACAGCATCATCTTCTCCAACGACTACACTTATAGTCTTTGAAGAATAACCAATAAAAGAAGCAGTAATATCGTATGTTCCAGCAGGTACATCTTTGATAAGATAACTACCTTCGCCGTTTGAAACTGAACCAAGTTCTGTTCCTACTACTACGACATTTGCTCCTTGAAGTGGATTTTCACCACCTACGACTCCTGAAATAGATTGAGCAAACAATCCTGTCATCATCATAAGTAGTGTTACTAGATTACGTTTGTTTTTCATAAAACGATCTCCATGTTTGTTATTGTTAAGACGCATTTTTTCACAGGTGCGTCAGCTGCCTGTCCGCTTTTGTTAAGTTTAATTTGCATATTCCTGGTCATCATTGTCGCCTGTTTGAGGAATTATCTCACACGAATCATTGTTACAGAATTTATCTACTTCTGCTTCTTCGTTTTTGATTACACCAAAAGATAACTTACCTAACTTCTTAACTTCTTTATGGTAAGTTTCTTCTTCAATAGCTTCATATGGCATTTGTTGATAAGCACCATAGTCATGCCTCGGTAATAAACTAATACCTTTCAAATGATATTGATAGTAGTTTAGAGCAGGAGCAATTTGACTCTTTTCTGTTTCAGGATCAAATGTAACTGTGCAACTGACTTGGTTATCAGCCCAATGTCTTTGTAAGAAAGCAGCTAAACTGAATTGTTCCCAAATCGAAAGTTCAGCTGCTGTTCTTATCCCCTCACCAACATCAACCGGCACCTCAACAACCATCGTTGTATCTTCTGAACCAAAGGCTGGTTCTAATTTATAATTAGCCTTCTTCAATGGTTCTAATAATTCTGAATGTTTTGATAACCTCATTCTTCTTATATAAAATCTACTTTCGGGATAATGTAAACCCGGAGTAGCACCAGCTAATAGTGATACCGTTCCACTTGGTTTAACCGAAGTAGTTTTGATAGAGTTAGGAACAGCAAACCAATCTGAATACATATCATCCCATTGTTGGATTACATCATATCCACTGTTCAGCCAAGTCTTTAATTCATCTAATCCTCTGTTAGTAATGAACTGAGCAACACCACTTACTGAACATCCTATTCTTCTGTTTCTCAACATAACTCTATTGGTATCACTCCAATGAGTTCTACCTAATGTTACTGTTTTAGCATACAGATAAGCATATTTTAACGTTCTTTGATAATCTTCTAATGAATCGTGATTATCAGGAAATGTTTCAACTAAACAACATAGTTCGTATGATTCTAATGATTGTTCTAAACAAGGATTACCACCCATAACTCTATGGTCTTTGTTATCCCCACCATTTTTCATACGAGAGTATTGTCTCATATTATCCAACCATGCAAATCCAGGCTCGCCATTATCACCAATTCGTTCGGCAGCGGCAGTATAATCCATACCCAATTCTGCGAATATACTATTATTAGATGTCCATCCATATTGTTCTCTATGTGGATTTACTTTGTAATTTTTTAAATCTAAATACTCTTCTGAGTGGGGATCACCGAATACGATTTCTGCTGTTCTTCTAACATTACCAGCTACAACACACTTACCAATTAGATTCATTATGTCTACGATTGTTGTGATTGTAATTGGTTCTCCGCTATTCTTTTCTAATACTTCTCTTATACTCTCATGCACTTCTGCAAGAGGTTCGTGTCCACTGCTGACTCCACCAAAACCTGTTATAGGTTCTCCTGCCTTTCTGACTTTACTATAGTCAAATTTTACAGAAGCAGTTCCGTGAAAATAACTTTCTAACAGAACCTTTAGTGATTCAACCCAACCCTCTCTATCATCAGGCACTTCAAATATAGTAATATCTCTATCTTTATTTACACCTTTAACTACTATCTCACCAGCACCTTTTGTATCAAACCCAACGCCAACACCTAACATACTAGCATCCATAAGGAAACAGAATGGTTTAGCATAATCTTCTTTTATTGTTTTAGTTGATACAAATGCACAATTGTTTAGGGCAGCGTATAAGCCTCGTTCTTCGGTTATGGCTGTTCCCATAGCCCAAAGTCCACGACCAGGTGGCAAGAACTTCATATTGAAGATACGCTCATACATCTCTTGTGCTGATTTTTGAGCTTGCCACGGATTCCACCCTAATTGATGTCCATCAATGTGATTTTTTTGCATAGAGTATGTTCCCTCTACGACTCTTCTTACAGTTTCCCACCATCTTTCATTTTTTCCATCTTCTTTGATTCTTGAGTAGGTTCTCATATAAACCAATTCACCCAAACCATTAAAACCAAACGGAGCTTTTTTTCTTTTGTATTTATTTATAAATGTATCCGTTAATGTAAATTTTTCCATAGTTTTTCCCTTATCTTATTATTTTTTTTTATCTTCCACTATATTAAATATAATATATACAAGATCTTATTTACTCAAATCCGCCCATATCATTATATTTCTGAGATAAAGTTTTTCGCAGATATTCTTCTGAGTTATCCATCTTGCCTTGAGCTACTTTACCACTAACAGTAGAAGCCTCATGCACTTGTATCAAACCTGTATTTGTATTAATGTTAGCTGGAAATGTAATTCCATCTACACCAAACCTATTTTTAATTACGTGAAACCTACCTGTATTTGCAATCTTATCTTCTACTTTACGACTTACAGACATAACAAAGTCAGCAGTCATTACCTTAGAATAATCCTCTGATACTTTACTAGCATCAATCACTTCTTCTTCCAATGAACTACGATTAGCCTGTGATGCTGTCCATACTGGAATATTAAATTCACCAGCCATACCACGAAGATTTTCATATGTCTCACCAGTAGCATGCCTCTTCTCTTTATAGAATGTAGTTGGTTTTAGAATATCAGCATAATCAACTATAACAACATCAGGTTTGATTTCCTGTATTTCCATCTGTTTTAGATGAGCAGCCAAAGTATTTACTGAAGCAGCACGAGTAGGATAATATTTAATTATTAATTTGCCTGTTAATCCATCTATGACTTTTTGAACATCATCTTGATAGAATTTAATATTAGAAGTTGTGACTCCGCTAAATACTGTATCATATCTTAAACCGACATAACTCTCATTTAATTCTAAAGTGTAA